CGGGTCTTTCCTTCTGTATGCATGCGGGACGTTCTGCAGTAAGGTTTATGGCTGGATTTGCTGGTTGACTGGCGCGCTCCTTGACTCTGGGGATCGGGCGACCACTGTTGTGGCTCAGAAGGTTGGCTCGCTCCTTGGTGGCGGGCGTGGCTTCTGCGCCTACATGTGGAACCCGGACCTTGAGGCTACCGAACTCGTCTGCTCCTCGTGGGCGGACGTTGAGCGCGCCAGTTTCTTCCGTGACTTTATTCAGCCTCACCTCACGCAGGATAACCTGAATAGTGTGTTGCTGGTGGTTGCGACGGCCTCAGTGCTGTCATTCCTTCAGTATGCGAGTATTCTGTTTGTGCGGAGATGTCGGAGTGCCAGATCTCTTTTCTTTGAGTCCGTTCAGGCTGGAGCGCCGTTTTATAGTTCAGGCGAGAGCCCTCCCTGCCAGGTTGAGATGCGCAAAGGATCACGATTGGTCGGGTTCGGTATTCGTGTTGGTGATTGGATTGTCACTCCCCAGCACGTGGCAGACTCGTCGGACAATGTGTGGGGTGGCACCTCGATGTTCACATTTGAGAACTACTCCACGCTGTGTACCGACGCTGTCGCCATCCGGATCCCGGCCAACTGGAACGATGTGCGAAAGGCCTCGGTGGGAGCGCTCTGCAAGAACTTAATTGTTCGCTGCGTTGGCCCCATGGGAGAGTGGTCGTGCGGCAGATTAGCCGAGGCTGACCTTTGGGGTGGCCTCGACTATTTCGGCTCGACCGACCATGGCTTCTCTGGAGCCGCGTATGCGAGCGGTAACACGGTGTATGGCATGCACTGTGGTGGCTCGGGTCCTAACAAGCCCAACTTCGGTTGGTCGCTGAGTTTCCTGAGCTGCTTCGTGGATGACTTGGCCGAGGAGCAAAGAACCCCAGTGTATGAGGAGCCCTCCGTTCGGGAGGTTACCACACAAGCTGGCAAACGGAAGATCAAGAAGGACCAGGGTAGATTTGTGCGGTATACCCAGGAGCCGACTCCGGTGTCGGTTGGCCGTCACGTCGATTCGTCGATCGTTGATGATGTGGCTGCCAATGCCGATAACTGGTTTAAGGACCTGGGTTACGAGGCTGCCCTCGTTGAGTCTATCACAAAGAAAGTCATGAATGAACTGTCGGGAAACGGCCTGGGCCCCCTTCGGGGGGCTTCGACTGTGAGCGCTGTGGCCTCGCCCACCTCCAAGTCATCGGAGGAGAAGGCCCCCTCCCCTGCAGCCGACGCTCAGTTGCCATCAACCGCTCAGCAGAGCTCGCCCTCACCTCAGCTGCGGCAGACTTCCACCGTTACAACTGTACCGGAGAAGCTGTCAAAGAGGATGAAGAAGGAGTTCCAGGCGGCACAGGTGGAGCAGCTGGCTTGGCTGAGGGAGACGCTGACCCAACGGTTCGGCTTTCCTGTGGCTGCTTTGGACACGACGGGATGGGACTTGCAGCGGCTGCAAAGTCACGTTTTCGTGCTCCAGGCGTTGGAGGCTCAGTCGAGAGGAAAAGTCTTGAGCTGCACGCCAGCCTCATGTCCTGCGACCGACCAGTCCCAGCAAGGAGCCTCCAAGAGCGAGCCTTCAACTGGGCGTTGAGAGAACTGGCACCGGTGTGCTGCGAGCTGCCTCCTGACTTCTTTGAGCGTTCGCACTTCGACCGGGTTCTGAACTCGCTTAACATGCAGGCGAGTCCGGGTTATCCTCTGATGCGAGTGGCCCCCACTGTTGGCTCCTACTTGAAGCGTCCCGACGGGAGTTGGAGACAAGATCGAGTGGAGCAGCTGTGGGCGTCTGTTCTCCAGAGAGTTGATTCGGACCCCGACCTGATCCGTGTTTTTGTGAAGCAGGAGCCCCATCGGATTGCGAAGGTTCGGGAGGGCAGGATGCGGCTCATTCAAGCCGTCAGCCTTGTGGATCAGGTGGTGGATCACCTCTTGCACGATCACCTTCAGCAGCGTGAGATTGAGCTGTTCGGTAAGGTCCCGGTCATGACCGGTTGGGCCCCGGTTCACGGTGGGTGGAGACACCTGCACGCGGACTGGTGGGGGTACGACCGTAGTGCCTGGGATTGGACCGTCCCAGCTTGGTTGCTGCGCCTGGAGTGGAGACTGCGTGAGGCTCTGACCATCAATCCGACTAGGCTGTGGCTGTCGCAGATGCAAAAGCGGTATGATGAGCTGTTTGTCTGTCCTGAGTTTGTTCTGTCTGACGGTATGGTTGTGAAGCAGTGCATCGAAGGCGTGATGAAAACTGGTTCAGTGGTGACAGCGTCCGCCAACTCGCACATGCAGTTGTTGCTGCACGCCGTTGCGGCCTTCGCTGCGGGTGAGGAGCCAGGGCCCCTTATTGCCATGGGTGATGATACCATGCAGCCTTTGGGGTCCGAGGCCTATCTGCAGGAGTTGCGCAAGTATGTCAACGTGAAGGAACCGGAGCTGGGTGAGTTCTGCTCGCGCGTGATCCAGGGGAGTCGGGTTGAACCCCAGAACATCCTCAAGCACGTTGCGAACTTGATCACCGCCCCTCCGGAGTTTCTTGACGACATGCTGCTCTCCTTGCAGGTGGAGTACGCCCGCAGTCGTTGGCTGCGGCTGTGGCAGTTGACGGCCAGACGTTTGGGGTGCCGTGTGCGGCCCCAAATCTGGCTTCTGGATGTGTATGATGAGGCTTAAGCGTCCTGCTGGAAGGTTCTTCTAGCGTTGACCAGCAATAA